TGCGACATCAAGATATGCGTTTCCAGTGGAGCGTCTAACAACTAACGCTTGTGCTGGATTAGTCTCACCAATCCCCACGTTGCCCTCTGAGTCGATACGCATACGTTCGAGGCCAGCGGTTTTGACTCCAACAAAGCTAGTTGAGCCTGACCCAGCATTACTCAAATAAAGCGGCTCAGAAGCGTTGCTTTCAATTCTCCACTCAGGATTAGACGCCGCCAAGTCCGACACATAGAAACGCAGGTTGCCGCCAGACGCCGTCCTCCAACGAGACATCTCCACATCTGTGCCGACTGTGGAGTCGTTCCTGATAGTCAATAAGCTGGAAGGAGTAGTCGCACCAATCCCCACATTGCCAGAGCTATCAATCGTAATGGCTGTAGACGTAGCGTTATCGTCGATGCCTACAGCGAAATCTTTTTTTACTCTGGAGCGAGTCATTAGGTGATCTCCATGATTCCTAAGACAACGTCAAGTGCAGACGCCGTACCTGACTGAACCTTGAGCGCGTCACCCGTCTCTAGGATGTACTTCTGACCAGCCAGCGTTTCCAGCGTTGTTTTGGCCGGAATCTCTACGTTCTCCAGAAGCTGGTGCGTAGTGCTTCCAGACGAGTCTGAGAACTGCACCTGTACGCTGACGCCCTGTGCAGTTTTGTTGGCAATCGCCAAGCCAAGCACAACCGTCGTAGTGGCCGCTGGTGCGGTATACAGCGTGTCGTAAGCGGAGTTGTTCACATCCGCCAGAGCCGCATTTTTAAATGTGTTTGCCATGATTTATCCCAGTGCGATAGCTAGTGCGGTTGCATCGTCAAGCGTAGCCGGAGTGCCAAGATCAGTGATCTGGGACTTCGTTATGCTCAATGCCGCTTGATGTTGCGTAACGCTGGACTGCGTAATGTTGGCGTCCGGAACATCTGCCCATGTCACGGAGGCTGTGAGGTCATTGACTTCGGTGAAGCTGGTTAAGTAGCCCGACAGGTCGGGCGGCGTGTAAGTAAAGACGCCGGTAGCGTTGCTGTACGAAAGGTTTGCTGTGCCGGCAGAGGCAACGGTTACAGACAAGTCCGCCAAATCAGCTTTTTCGTCAATCGCCTCCTCCATGAGGCCAGCCGTTACGCGCAGTTCACACAGGTCTCCCGAAGAGAAAGAACGTGCCGTCGTGCCCTGCTGTGCCCGAGTTACAGTAAGCGTAGTGCCGCTGATGGCGGTGACTTTGACAATCTCAAAATTCGCAGGCGTAGACGCCTCTGCGAGAGTCGCATAGGTATAGTCCCCCGCTCCGAGAGTAGGGAAGTTCGAGGCGTCGGAAACCGAAACGCTCGTCGCAGACGTAGTCAACGAACCTGTGATTGTCGTCTTGGCGTTGTTACTAAACTTAACCGCCATCAGGAGACTCCTCTATCAGCTAACAGTGACTGCCCAGCTAATGGTCATGGAGTCAGACGCGCCTTTGTTCACCACCGAGAACACTGTGCGGCAGAGCATGTCGCCAGCGCTTGAAGCGTTAAAAAGACCTGCCTCGGTGACTGCGCCGGTTCCAGTTCCTGCGGCGAAGGTTGCGCTGTAGGTGACAACCGCACCAGACACGCTGTCGCTAGAGGTGGTGCGCCCCAACTCTGAACCCAGAGCGGTGTCGCCTGCGGCGGCGGCAGTGGAGCCGCTACCAACAGCCATGTGGCTCATGACGTTAGAGCTTGTGCCGATCATTCGGGAAGCAACAAACTCCTTACCCGAGGTCACTACAAGGTTATCGACCTCTCGCACGACTTCGTCGTTCAGTGAGATCGTGAGCTTGCCGCTCATCTTCATTCCATCTTGAAACATTTCGTTTCTCCCTACTCGTTAAAAGCAAACGCATTAAATGCGTCTTGGTTAAATGCACTGCGGCTTTGGACAATCAGGCTCACAGTGATTGATTCGGATACGCCAAAAGAATCTGCCGCTGAAAACGACACAGACTTAGATGGCGAGTCGGACATTGCGGCTGAGTCGGTCAAGCCAAGATCAGCCGAGAAAGAAAGATCGTCAGATACGGACAGCGCCTCTGCGAAATCCGAGGCCATTGCCTTGGACAAGGCTTCCTGCATTTGAAGCGTGTCGGCAACAGCCTTTTGCGCTGAGTACGACAGAGATTCTGTAACTCCAAAGACGTTTCCCTTGTCGAGGTTGGTGTCTTTGACCAAGTCTCCGACGTTAGCCAGATCATCCATCGTGAACGTATCAGCTAGATCCCGATGGTAGGAAACGGTTCTGGTAAATGCGTCGGAGAACGAAAAGGTGTCATCCTTGCTAAGCTCTGGAGACAGGGCAGGCGAATCAGAAACGCTCATAGAGTCTGACTGCACTGAATTAAACGTGACGTTATGTACCTCTGTCAGGCTTGCTGAGTCAGACAAATTTCGGACGTATGCGACGGTCTTGCTAAACACATCGGCAACACCAACCGAGTCCGCTTGCGGGACAGTCACGGACAGCGCCACAAGCTCCGTAACTTCTACAGAGTCAGACGCAGATTTGCTGACAGAGAGGCTCGCCAGATCGCTAAACGCCAGAGAATCTTCTAGGTATCGGTTCAGAGACTCTGCAATAACCAGATAACTTGCGGCCAAGCTGATGTAGTCGAGGCTTGCCGTCAGGTCGGCAAATGAAACTCGAAGGGATGTGTTGACCGAATCGGAGGCGAACGAAACCTTTGCCCGCTCAGCAGACGCCTTAATCAGTTGATATGAGTAGGCGGCTCTTAACATTAATCGAAGTCATCCCTAATCTTGAGCTTCAGCAAATCATTTACTGTCTGCTTCCCGCCGCCGGAGTAAGTCACCTCTACCTCTGCCTCAAAAACGCCAGCCTCAGATAGGGTTCCGGACGGGAAGTTTGTGGTGGCCTTGCCATCTGTTTCCGGAGACACGACCGTCATGGTCAAAGTGCTAGTCACAGTAGTTGACCCAACCTTCCGGATTCTCATGCGCACGGTTGCGCCAGTGAGATCAATCGGATCCCAAGTGGTGGGGTCTTCTGCATCAAGCGTCTGGCCGGATGCGGCTTTATTTGAATCTCGGAGGGTGACCGTCACTTCTGGTAGCGTGTCACCAACGACCAAGTTGATCGTGTCTGAATAAGCCATTAGATAAACGCCCTCGATTTAACTGTTAAGGCTCCGCCGCCATATCCGTATTTCACCTCGCGGATCACCTGCCCTACTCGGGTGTCGAACAGAGACTTGTTGCCCTGTGCGCCGCCCATATCTGACCAAGGCTGATCGGACATCATCTGTAGTCGGTAGATCGCGCCATGGACGATGGCTTCTCTGTACTCCTTGCCGATGGTGTCGGGGATGCTGGTTGACGTGGAGGTAGGCTTGACTGAATAAAGGACACTCAGAGTCTCAGCTTCTGCTGGAACCGGAGCCACATAGAAAAGCGTGTTGTCTCTCTGCGAGTAATACTGCGGCGTTCCGGTTTGTGTGCCGTCGCCTTTTACTTCCAGCAGTCGAGAGTAAGAAACCGGACGCAAGGTGCGCCGATTGCGGTAAATCTCAATGATGTGGTTAAGCTCTGTGCCGGCAGGTGTCGTCAGATCGTACTCATCGATGCCGGCGATGATCTGGATTGTCTCTGGCTCTAGGCGATAGACATCTGTCTTGACGCAGAACTCAATGACCGACTCGCGAACGGCTCGTTCAATTAGGAACTCAGGAGCGCCTCGCGCCTCTGTTCGGACATAGTCTGAGATATCAAGGTACTTCACTGCATGGCTCCCACTCTAGGGTCAGCGGCAGAGTCGCCTTGCGTCTTAGCGCCAAGACCATTGGCAAAGGATCGATAGTGCATAAGGGATTTTTCCGCGTTGCCGGAGAACTCGGAGTCAATCTGATATGCGCGGTACAGGATGTAATCCAGCAGACAGTTTGCGTATATGTCGTCCAGCGATATCGTGGTTGTGTCTGTCGTGTAGTTGGACAGGGTCACGTCTGCTGGAGATACGCTGTAGATAACTTCTATCTGAAATGAGCTTTCTGCCGCCGGATAGACATAAAAATTCTTCGGGTCAGATGAGTCGTAGATGAAGTGCTCAATCTTGCGAGTCGCGTCAGCCGTGGAGTTGTGCCAATCGGGTAACGACTCATCTAGCGTTTTACGATCAATCTGAGAGATAGCCCTGCCGCTTACGTTTCTCGTAATGTCGATAAGGCGAAGCGCACCGGAAGGCAGGCTCTGCTTGCTTCCAGCGGCGCAGGTAAAGTTTGTGTTCGAGACGTTTGCGTCAGGCCGATATATAACGACCTCGCGCTGGCCATCATTAAAAAACTTCAGAAGATCTGCGTTGGCAAATCTTGTATTAGAAGTGTCCTGAAGAATGATGCTGGCACGATCCAGTATGTCATTAACCTTCGTCGTTGCCATCCACGGTCTCCCATTCAATCACTTCCAGATTTGGATTCTTTGCGAAGAGCGGGTCGTAATCGAAAATGTTTCCAGTCACGATGTTGCGAAGCTTCTTCGGCACCTTTGCAGGCAGAACCTCTTCTGGTTGCTTTCCATTCCTTCTCAGTCCGTCCATCTGGTCTTGGAGTTCAGCTAACGTCGCTCTCCTGTCGAGCGTTACGTCAAACTGCTCTCTAGCTTCGATGTACAGGTCGTCTTTTTCGGTCTTAGCTTCTTCCACCTTCCTCTCCTTAAAGTGAAAAGGGGGAGGAAAACCTCCCCCAACTCAGTCCTTAGACCTTCCACTTACCTACAGCGAGGCAGTCTGGAGTTACGACCTTGCGGCCATAAACCTTCAGACCACGGACGCCGTCGCCGAAGGTGCTCTCAAGACGAACGGTCTCAGTGTTAGTGAACTGAGAAGCGAACGTGATTGCCTTCGGATGACCCGCGAGAACGTGGGTGTAAGTAGCATCAGTACCAGACGCAGGGGTGTAGAGCATGTTGCTCTGATAAACCGTGAAGCGGTCTACCTGACCCACCTGACCGTTACGGAGAGGCGAAGTCGCATCACCCGTCAGGTACGCTTGACGCAGTTCGCTCTGCTTGAGCAGAGAGATCATGCTGGGAGGCAGAACGATGAAGCGGCCCTCTTCAGGGATGTTCAACTCGTCCAGTTCCTTAGCGATGTCAAGGATGCTGGTAAGGATGTTGCTTGACGTGATCGTAGTCTGCGAACCGATAGTGGTTGCGTCAGTTACGACGTTAGCCAGAACGTCAGTCTCGACTGCGATACGCATAGACTCAGCGGCGTCCTTAGAAGCCTCTGCCAGCATATCGATGTCGCCCTGTGCAGACAGAACGTCGTCGATCTTGAACGCATAGCTCTTAGCCTGATCGATCAGAAGCTCGACAGTGCTGGTGGTCAGATCAGCGTAGCTGATTGAGCCAGTGTAGTCGGCAACCGATACTGCGGGCACGGTTCGGATGTGAACCTTGTCGCCCTGACCAGAGATCTCGCCTTCGTAGTCAGTGTTGGAAATAGCAGGAAGTACAGACGCGCTGTAGAACTTAGCCTGCAACAGTTTTGAAAAGACTTCTGGGATGAAGCCGCCCTGATTAGCCGCGTAAGTAAACGCCGCTCCAGAGCCATTAGCACCAATAGCCATTGTTAAATACCTCTATGCAAGAGTTAATCAACGCCGGATCTGGTCTTGCCTCCACGCTTCCATCACTGCGTCTTGATTCGCTTCAAAATCTTTCAGCGACATCGCCTTGATTTCCGCCCGAGACCAAACTTTTTGTCCGGCACCAGTATCGGGTTTTCTGGATTTAGGGAGCTTTGGCTCTGCCGCCGCTTTCGCCTTTTCCAGTACCCGCTCTTGCGGCGTCGGTTGTCCGAATCCCATGTCGCCCTTGAACTTATACAGAGCCGCGTTTACGTCGTTCGATGAACCGGCTTCAATCCAGTTCTGAACTTGCGCGTCCTGTATCTCCAGCCAGTCAGCCCAGTCTCCTGATTGGACGATGTCGTCCAAGTCGGGGTGCGCTTCCCTGATGCGAGCCATATGCGCTTCTTGCGCTTGGGCTACAGCTTCTTGCTCTCGCATCTGCCGGAGGTTTTCAAGCTCGGCATTGGTTTCGGCAACTTGTGCTTGCGTCCTTTCCATCTGATCCAGAATTGGTGCCGCAAGGTCTGGGTACTCTTCCCTGACTTGCTTCAACTTCTCTAGATCAACGTTTTTCTCTGCAAGCTGACGCTTCAGTTCACCTAACTCGGCCATTGTCTGCTCGTGCATACGTCGCAGTTCTTTAGCCTCAGTGGTTGCCTGAGTCATCTTCCTTTGTGCATTCTTGTAGCGTTCGTCGGCCTTCTTCAGTGCCAACTCCGTTTCGGACAATTCGCCGCGCTCGTCCTCAACGGGAGCCTCCACAGTTTCTTGGACAGTTTCCGATGGCTCTTCGGGTGCCTCTAGGTCAACCTCTAGCTGAACTTCCTCTGGCGTTTCCTCTTCTTGAGGGGCCGGAACTTCACCTTTTAGTTGTGCCATTAACTCCTGTGCTTCCGCTTCAAGTTTTGCTGGATCTACTTTCATTCTTCCGGTTCCTCAGTGGGGTGTCCGTCAGTCGATGCTGGGTGGTCGCACTCGTAGTGCCCGATCAGCTTCGATAACCGCTTCAGCGGCTTGCTCTAGCTCAAGCGCATCGCGTAACTCAGTCACACGGCCCTGCTCGAACCTAAAATTATCTTTATCCGCAGACTCTAATTTCGTCTGGGCATCAGCTAATCGCTCAGCCAGCAACTCCATCAGGAGGGGCCATTCCTCCGTTAGAGATAGCACCTTGATCGCCCGCGCCTGACGCGGCGAGCATTTGCTCTTGCTGTAGTAACGCTTGTTGTTCGGCAATTAGCTGTTCCTCAGACTTGATAACGTCAGTAGCATCGATGTCCATGCTCTGCGCGATGTCACGCAGGAGCTTGCCTCGATCAATTAACTGAGAGTCCATTGGATTTGAAACCAGAGAGAGGAATTGAAGGAGTCTCTGGCTCTGCACTTCTTTCTGCACAAGTGCGGTGCTACCGCGAGCGACGATCTTGAGATCGCCTTTGGCTCGCTCATTTGTCCCGAACTCCATATTGAAGTGGAACAATGATTCAATCATAGGGCGAATAAGGAAATCGTCAATGTTTTTGATGGTGCTCTTCAGGGCCACATTCGCGGCTCCCATCAACATTGAAATACCTGTCGCCGTCTTGTTCAGGCTCTTCGTTTGCTCGCCGTGGGTATACGACGGAAGCGATGTCGTCTCGTCCGCGAAGCGTCGGAAGATCTCGATGATTTGGTTAAGTCCGTTGGCATTAGCGACAGGCTGGTAATACCTGACCGCTGGCATTGATCCATCCCCGCCAGACCGTAAAAAAACTCGCCACGGATGAAGATCGGTAGGATCCTCACCCGCCGCGAGAAGGTCGGTATTAACCTCAACCATCGGACCTGAACTAAGCGCCATGTTGTCCAGCCAGATGCGCGTTGCCGCATTCATCGTTTGCTGAGAATCACGCATCATGCGCGGTACTCCCACACCCCAGAACTGGTGAGGTGTGCGCTCATAGGGGAATATGTTGTAGGGGATACGGTAGCCTTTAACTGGATTCAGAGAGGCCTTGATAACCTTACCCGAGACAATCCATACGTTCGCGTCGAAATCCTGACTGGGGTCTGAACCCTCCGGTAACTCGACTCCCACGTCTTGAAGATCATATCCGTCAATAGACCCCCAGAACTCCAGTAACTCGAACCGATGGGAATCGCCATGATCCACAATGCCAGCAATTTCGCGGCGAGTCCGTTCGTGATCTTCCTCTTCATGATTTCCATTTCGCCTGTCACGCAGAGTGGCAAGAATTATTTCTGAATCAAAGCTGGGCGTATCAGCCAACTCTCGGAACTGGCGGCGAGTCAGGATGTGACGCCGGAACATTCCGGAGCAATCTTCCAGACTGGTGCAGAACGGGTCTGGGTACAGGTCAAAGATCGATACTGACTCAATCTCAGGAACCGCCTTCTCCTCCATGACCATCGCATAGCTGGAGCGACCCATCTCATCTTCCATCCGCTGATAAGCTTGAGTGCGGTCGATCTTTACCGTTCCAGACTTGATTGCGCCGGAGCCAAAGATGCAGGCCTCAAGGATGGCCTCCTTCATCTTCTGCTCGGTATTCTCTTCAATAAGCTGGTCTTCGATGTCCTTCTGCATTTCCTCAGAAGCCATCATTGCAAGGCGCTCTTCCTGCTCTTTGAGGCCTTGCTCAATTCTCTCTTCGTTCTCAGCCAGAACCTGACGGATCACCTCTTCAGGCTGGCCCTGCCCCATTTCCACAATGCTTTGAATCAACAGCTTCTGCATCTCTTGCCGCTTCAGCGGGTTGATGCTGGGCCGAGGGGTGGGGTTTACACCAAAGAATGCGTCTCCGCTCTGGAACAACAGGTCAACAAGCCTGCTGTATGCGGCCATAACTTTGGTTCGGGTGAGACCAACAAAGACCTTGCTCCGCGAGCCAGATGCTTCGCTCAAGCGGGCAAGAGTGTCAGGGTCGTATTGCCCAGAGAACTGACGCAGATCCTTGATCCACTCATCTTCAGTTTCTCTACGAGCATCCTTGTACTCGGTGAAAAGACCTCTTAGTCTGGCCCCGAGAGATTGAAGTTCGATATCTTGAGTGCCGTCAGGGTTCTCAACATCAAACCCGACGTCCTCTTGTGAGAGTTCGTCCATTACCAGCCCGCCACGGTATCAACAGTTTTGAAGCGCCTTGCGACCGGAAAACTCTTGGGTCGCGGCATTGAAGCCAATCCATGGAGGGCAATGGCAAACGCCATCACTCTATCATCATAACAGCCGTTTTGAGCATTGGTAGCCCCTTTTTCATCAATGACATAGGTGCGAAGTTCTTTGATTAACTCAAGGTCAGCAATGCCTGAATCACGTTGCCGAAGTAGTGCGGCGAGGTTGTCGACGATTAGCGGCTTGGTCTTACTCGTTGTCAGGAAACCACCGCGCTTCGTCATGCGGTCTCCATAAGCACCGTCAACTGAGCTTTCAACAAACAGCGACGGGTAGTTCAATTCTTGTAGGCGGCGAAGCGTCGTCAGCCCGTGGTTGTTTCTTTCGACGATGACATAGGCCGTGTTGTACCTTTTCGCAATCATGGCGACGGTGTTGCCCCACTCCCATGGATCGATATGCCCGTGATAACAAGCCACCTGCCTGCCGCGTGAGTCGAGCACTTGCGCGACCGAGTAGTCTCCGTAGGCCAAGCCCTCTGCGACGTCCACGCCTACAACGTAGGAGTCGTCCGGATTGGGCGGATACCACTCCCGATATGGCCCAGAACTACGCTCCGACATGCCGTCACTGCGGAACTCACCAATGAAATCGGGCGAATAACACTCTTTTTCCGCGTCAGCGAGGACGTCATCTTCAACAAAACAGCGGCCTGATGTGAGGAACGCTTCAATCGGGGTAGTCGGATACTCCTGCCTGAACAGGTCATGCCCGCCCAGTTCGTCCATTTTGTTGCGGCGGAACTGGAGTTGCTCATCATCCAGCCCGTATTTAGCCGCCAGTTGCTCCTCATCCTTGGTGCGCTCGAAGTACGGACGCACTGGGGCGCGGTATTCCTGCATGGCAAACCATGGGACAAAGCAAGTAATCCAGTCGGTTTCCCCGCGCAGGGACTTCATGACTTGGTCGTAGAACCAGCCACCCGCACCGTTGGCGGTGGATTCGAGAATCACCTCACTGCCGTTGCCACCGACCGTCTGTAGCAAACCGGCTACGATATCTGCCCCCTGCGGGTAGAAGGCAACCTCCGATCCATGGACAAAGCGGTTAGTCTGTCCTCGCCCTGTCTGAGTTGATCGTGCCGTACCCACTCGGTATCGCGAGTTGATTTCGTCGAATACAAGGGTGGCGGCACTCTGACTACTGAGCTTTGGCTTGAAAGCTTCGTGAGGAACCCCATCGTAGAACGAGCGAACCATGTTGAAGATCGCGTTAGTAGACTCCGCAAGGTGCGAAAGAACGAACGCATTGGCGTTGCGTGTCTGCGTAATCTTCCAGAAGAATCGACCTTCCACATACGTTGAAATCCCCACCTGTCGGGCCTTCAGGATCAGGGCGCGTATCTTCCCCTGCTCCTTGAGTTGCTGTTCCAGTTGCTGATGAACCATCTTCTGGCCGTCGTTGAGGCGGAAAGGAACTTGCTCGCCCTCCTTGTTCACGACCTTCAAGACGTTCTTGGCGTAGACCGGAAAATCTTTCTTGAAGACTTTCGCGGCCTCCATCAACTGCTCGTCATTCACCCTCTATCCCCTCAATGATTTGCTTGCACCACCACAGCAGATCAGCGTCCTCTCCCGCATGACGCATGAGATTTACCCTGTAGCAGACCAGCCTGACGTTGCCCTTCTCATAGCCTTTGCTCTGGTCGATCCTGTCTATCGATGCGTTTAGCCCCGTGTTATCCCTCATCCGGCGGGGGTAGTAGGTCATGTGCATCCCCGTGACGGCGCACTTTCCCTGTTGCAAATCCCACATCGCCCGCAGATCTTCCTTGGTGATGCTGACCTCTACCTTGCGGGCCTTGTTGTTAAGCCGACTAAATAGATAGGCCTCGGGACTCGCGGACCTGTATGTCTCCTGCTTTAATCTGTGGCAGGGATTGCAAACCCTCTTTCGGTAGTCTCCCCTCCCATGAAGAGGAAACTCATCTAGAGGCTTTTCAATGCCGCAAGTGGCGCATTGACGATTTTTAACCGCCATTGATTTCCCCCAGTGGCCTCATGGAACGCCTCGATCCCTTTGCGGGACTCTGCTACGGCGATGCGATCTCCCATTAGCGACGTGCCGACCCCGATGCACCCTTCAACTTCTTCGGGGAAATTAGCTACATGGAATAGGATGTGTGACCGGCCCTTTACGTTTTCGATCTCGTAACACCAGTCAAACTTGGGTGAGCGCTTCCAGACCATGGAATACTCTCCTTCGGGGATGCAGGACAGGAATGGAGCGTTATCCAGCCAAGGGCGCTCCACCGTATAGAACAAGCTCAGCTTGTGATTCGGAACCTGCATGATCCCCAACGTACCCTCGGGGTGGTACGCAAAGCGCTTCAACGTAATCATGTACAGCCCTTAGTTGCAGGTAATGCTCTGAGATCCATCTGCGGCAGTAGTAGCCGAGCAGGTGACCATCGTGTCTAAGATGCTTTGCAGTGAGGACTGGTACTGAGTCCAGACGTTGCTGTACAAATCGTTGTTGTCGGCATCCAAGGTAATCAGCGCATCGAAGCCGCCCAGACCCATGGCCTGCATACCCGTAATGCTGGCAGTGCCGAGGGTAGTCAGGTTGTTCATGCCGGTAGTGCCGAGGCTGGTCAGGTTATCCATGCCAGTCGTGGCAATCGCCGTGTTTGCGTCGAACCCAGCCGTGCCGAGATCTACCGCCCCATCGATACCCGCAGTACCCAAGGTGACCATGCCGTCAACGAACGGGGTGTAGTCAATGTTGCCCATTGCGTCGTAACCCGCCGAGGCAGTGTCAACGAATGAACCGTAGAGCGCCTGCTGAGTCGTGGCATCCGCAGAGATTCGAGCCAGATCCACGTCGGCGTTATACCGAGCCATGGTTTTCGCGGAGTCAGCCTGCATCCACATCATGCCCAAGCTGGTAACCGGAGTGGCCAGAATGGACGCCCACTGCAATGCCTGAGATTGCTGGGGGACTGGAGCGACGTTCTGGGTCTGGGTTAGGGCCAAAGCCATTACCGCCGCGCTCGCCGCCTGCCCATCTCCAGATGACGCAATCGCTGACAAGGCATCAAACTTGGCTTTGTTCGCCATGGCATTTGCTTGAGCCGTCTTCTGTACCGCCTCGTAATACTCTGAGTTCGTGGAGGCGCACCCAGTTGCCGCTAATACCGCAAGAAATAACCCTAGTTTTTTCATGGTTTTCCCCTATTTGCTGTAGAAGCCCCTGAGAGGCCGCAGGTTGAACGATGCACGGGGAGAGGTAAGCCCAAGGGGAGGGGCTGGATCGTCGCTCCTGCGGCCCCACAGGGGGCAATATGAATCCAATCTAAACATTGATTTAGGTTTTGTATACCGATATAGCATTTAAAATGCGTTTTCCGCCGCCCAAGCACCCAGAATCATGAACGTGATCAAGGCGGCTGGGATCATCAGCGAGGCAATAAGCGCCAAAACAATAAGATCTTCAAATATTTTCACTTGGTTGACTTAGCCCCCTTGCACTTCCACCGCTTCCGCGACAGGTTATTAGGCGTATTCGGGTCGTTTTGCTTCTTCTTGGACAGCCGCTTCTTGATCCCGAGGCTCCGAGCGCAATAACTGTCACCCTTCTTAGTGCCAGCGCGTACCCGTGGGCCACCATCTTTGGCTTTTCCAGCCTGCCCGTAGGAGACTTTCTTGCCAGATGCGGTCTTATGGACCTTGGCTTTGCCTTTCCGTGGTTTTGTCATTTGCATGTCCCTATGTTTTTCGGGTGGGTACTCTCAGAAAGACCGCCCCCCCTCTAAAGTTGCTCCCCCCTACCCCATGGGGGGTGTCAAAATCTCGTTGTAGAGACTGGCTAGTCCCCCATGGAACCGTGGTACGCGACCGCCGCCAAACCTTCCATCTGCTATCCCCCCCCTACCCGTGGGCCTCTCTCAGGGCGACCACTGC